ATGGGGTTACACTAGGTGTAATACTCGGAGTTATACTTGGTGTTATACTTGGTGTAATTGATGGAGTTACACTGATAGTTGGTGTACGTGTAGGTGTAATACTTGGTGTAATTGATGGAGTTACACTTATTGTTGGTGTAATAGATGGAGTAATACTTGGAGTTACACTTACGCTAGGTGTTATTGATGGAGTAATACTTGGAGTTACACTTACGCTAGGTGTTATTGATGGTGTAATGCTTGGTGTTACACTAATTGTAGGTGTTATAGATGGAGTAATACTTGGTGTTATGCTTGGTGTAACACTTATTGTTGGTGTAATAGATGGTGTAATACTTGGTGTAATTGATGGAGTTACACTAAAGCTAGGTGTTATAGATGGTGTAATAGATGGAGTAATGCTTGGAGTAATGCTAATTGTTGGTGTTATAGATGGAGTAATGCTTGGAGTAATGCTTGGTGTAATTGATGGAGTTATGCTTGGAGTTACGCTTACGCTAGGTGTAATGCTTGGTGTAATTGTTGGTGTAATACTTGGGGTTACACTGATTGATGGTGTAATGCTTGGTGTTCTAGATGGAGTAATACTTGGTGTAATACTAATCGTTGGTGTAATTGATGGTGTAAGACTTAATTCTGGTGAACGAGTAGGTGTAATGGTTGGGGTAACACTTGGTGTTATACTTGGTGTAATTGATGGAGTTACACTTACGCTAGGTGTAATGCTTGGAGTTATTGAGGGCGTTGGTGTTGGAGTTATTAAAAACGGAATAGGAAAATCGATGGAATATTTTCCAGCATATTTGATAGGTTCTACTACAACTTTTTTATAATCGAATAATGTTATAACGCATTTAATTCGATTATTTTCATTCATCTCCATTTTTGTATTATTACTGTGTAACTTCGGCTATCACCTCGGCGGTTCCGTAAACCACCCTGTACACCACCGCCGTGTCCGAGGTGGAAAAAACTTCTACGTCGTATACATAATCCCCCTCGGGGATTGTTTGTGTAACCGTTGCTGGTAAAGAAATTGTAACATAGCCGTTAGCAATATCGTCGATTGTCACGGTAAAATCCCACTTTCGTGAAGAATCGTAATTAGGCCTTAACTGTGCTCTAACGTTATATCCAGTTAGGTTAAACGGTGTAACATTTCCTGCTAAATCTTTTTGTTCTATATCGATTCTTAGGCGGTACAGTGCCCCTTCGTAAATAGTTATATTATAAACGTTCATAATTTTTCCCTATAATAAATTTATTTATAATTATATAATTACACCATCGGTGAAACATTCCCACGATACACTAATGGGAATTACATACCAGTCTCTATCGATCAGGGCCGGGCCACGATAAGAATTTATAATATTAATTTTGTAATTAGAATCTTGTAATATTACATTTCTAAACTGTGAAACAATATTGTCTACTAATTCGTCATCGCTGCCAACATCGCTGGGTAAATGTAAATTTATTTGAAATATTCCTGCATAACGGTGTTGTCCTACCGAACTTATACTTGCCCTGTTCGATGGTGCTGGCAATAAAATTGTGCTGATGTATTTTGTTCTTAGCGTTGGCTTATAATTTTTATTCTCTTCTACAACCGTAGGAAGATTAGGGATAAGTTTTAACCTATCGTTTAATAACTTTATTACACTTTTGTAAATCATATTTTTTCTATCCTACGTTTTACATTCTGTTCTATATTCGGTAAAGAAATTTCTGCTATTCTTAAAAATCCTGATGGTGCCTGATCGGAGGAGCCATATTCGATCACTTCTGCGTAAGGTGCCACGGTTCCAATTTCGAAAGAATCACCAAGTTTTTTAGAATTTAATTTTTTATTAATTTCTGCTTTAGTTTTATCACCAGTTAAATCTGTTTCATTTTCGTTAAAATCTGTTGGGTCTACCTTAATACTGGCACGTAATGCACCTGTTCTTACCGGAGCTAAATCGACCATTGTTTCGCCTAAGCCTCCACAAACTCCTCTAAAAATCTCGCTCAGAATTGTTTCCATTCTTTCTTCAAATTTTTCAATATTAATAGTTTTCATTGACTTATAAACACCTGATAGATTAGAGCACTATCTGTAGGTTTATATTCTTTTATAAACATAATTTTATATAATTGATTATTCCATGTAATATAATGCGAAAGGTCAAGAACGAGATTGCTTCTAGGTACAAGAAAAATACTTGTATTACAATCGCGTATAAGTGTATTTTCTAAATCTTTTATATCTATAGGCGTAGCAATTCCGTCGAAAAGAGATAACGATTTTTGTGTTCCATTATGATATGAAACTATTCTTCCACACTGTCCATAATTTTTAAGAAGTTTTACACTTATGTTTTTGTAATGTGAATAATTCATTTTTTATCCTCTCACGCTTGGAACGGAAGATAAACCGGAATTATTACTCTTTAAAATTTGGTGCATGTAAGAATCGATTATAACATATTTGTTCGAATTACTTGGACCGAAATACGTTATAGACTCTTGAATGGCACCCGAACCGATGGAAACAGTTTTTTGTTTTATATTGTTATCTTCGTCTGTAATTAATTTCAAATCTTTATCTTCGATGAACATTATAGCAGCGTGTGCTACGGCACGCTTGAGTTGTAATGGAATTGTTCCAGCCGGTATTAAATTACATTGTTTATCGTAAAATTCTGTTCTAGGAAATAATAGACCTTGTGTGGTTGTTAACATTTTTGCTGGCATTCCGGAGCTGTAACGCATGTCGATGAAACGTGAAGCATTAACGATAGCTAAATTTTGTAATGAAACATTATCTTTCCACGTACAGCCTAGAATCGTGTCCGAATAATCATCGACGAATGCTACGTCTACATACGCATTCGCATTTGTTACACCAGTTCCATTTTCTAAGATTAGTGTTATACTCATTTTTAATATTCCTATAATTTAATTATTTATTATTCCTGTATGGCCTGCAGAAACATTCTCTTATTTGTAACAAAATTACTGCTGTGATACGTGGAATAAGACTGAAACCTCATTCGATAGTATCTGTTACCTTGTATCGAGGTAGTATCCGTAAAATTCCACGATTCATTGTTTTCTGCTGTAATCGTACACGTATTCGTTTCTAGGTCGTAAGAACCTGTGGTACTAAAAGTAATAGTTCTGGAATTAACCTCCGTCCAGTTACTTCCGTCCGTGGACCTATCGATTTTCACCACGAAAGTATTATTACTGTAACTCGTACAGTTCCCTGCAGCGGTGGAAATAGCAAAATAATCCAGATTTGCGTTTACTATTGTGTCTTTTCCTGCCGTGGAAGTGAAAGGACCTAAAACTAAAACTTGTGAAGAACCTGTTTGCGGCTGGTTATTTTCGGCAGAACTATTCACGCTTCCTATACGCAAGCTTCCTCCGAAATACGCACTACCATTATTTTTAATGTAAAATATTGCATTATCATCGTTTTTTACACCGTTTCCAGCCCACAGTGCGTAGACGCTGTCTGTAGCGTCTACTTCGACCCTAAATCCGGGAGAAGTTCCAGTGACTATTTTTCCGCGAGCGAAAAGTTGTCCGAAATAAGCGTCGCCATTATCTCTGTTGATTTGCCAACCATTTGTTCCATTATAATTATCCGACTGAATCGTTCCTAAGAAAGCCGAAGCAGGGATGGAGTTTTCTGGGGCTAGTAGTGGTGCACCGCTTACTTCGTTGCTAAAACCGCTCTCCGTACCTTCGAGGTTAACCGCTTTTACCTTGTAATAATATGTAATATTTCTATCCAAACCTGAATCTAGGTATGTAGCAGACAATTGGTTATTTGTACCCACCTGAAACGAAGTTACGGAGGCTAGAAAACTATAAGTTCCATTTATACCGACCTTTCTATAAACGTCTATTCTAGATAATGGAACATTATTCGGATTAGTCCATACGAGCCTTATTGCGGTATATGAAGGTAATAGTCCTAGCGCGGTTGGCGCTGCTGGTGCTGCCAGTCCTGCTGGAGTGTGAGAAACTTGGGAAGAATACGAAGAAACTACGTCTCCGTTTCTACCACGAACACGGCACCTGTATAACACGCCTCGCTGACCTATAAAATTATATGTCGCTGTGCTACCACCATTCGGGTCAGCGACTACAATAGTATAAGATGGATTACTACCCTCTATAATTTCTAAGTCGTACTGCGTCGCGGCTACGGGAGATGACCTGTTCCATTGTACTAAAATCGTTGTCACCGGTCTTCCTTCGTTGTCGTTCGAAGTAGAAGAATTTACTGTTAGCCCCGTAGGAACGCTAGGAGTATTAAATCCTAACCCACCGCCTGCGGTAACAGAAATTTCATTAGATAGATTTAAATTATCTTTGCTGTAAGAATCGTAGGCACCGATTCTAACAAAATAACTCTGGTTATTTTCTGCTTCTACGATGTGCTTCGTTCCCACATCTTCTTTCACTAATGTAGAATCGTTAGCTGTAAACCCTGCTGTAGTAGAATGATATATTCTTACACCTTGGGCACCGCTTGGTAAAGGATTATGGTTAACTTCGTAATAGCCTAATTTAGGTGTAATTGTTATACCGGTTAGTGCCGATGGTGCAGGGTTGGTAAAATTGCTAACGACGAAGTTTGTTACACGATTCAGCGTGTCTCTACCTCTCACACGAACGAAGAAACTTCTAGGTAAACTATTATTATAAATTTCTCTAATATTTAAATTTGTTAATTGTATTGTATTACTTTCTTGAAATATGGTTCTACGTAAAGTTGTATTATCACTTTCATAAAATCTTATTTCATAATCTTTCATAACGGCGTTTGGAATTTGCGGCGGTGCTACCCACGAAATGTTTAAATCTGGTGTATCGAAAATCGTTGTGTTAGTTCCTGTAACAAATAGATTGGTTGGTGCTGCTAATGGCGATGCTGAAACTGGTTGTTCGAAAAGATACGTTCCACTTCTGGCTGGACCCTGTACGTCTCTGGAAGTATATCCGTAAATGAAATACTCGTATCGTGAATCTATTACAGCATCTGGTATAATAAATTCGGATTGTGTTATAAAATCACTAAAAACATATTGGTTAGCATCTCTTCTATATTTTACACGATATTTTCTAGCGTTAGGTAAATCATCCCAATTCAGTCTTATACCGTATGTAACACTTGAATCTATAGGCGAAATATAAGTTTCTATGTTAATATCGGGAACACTTGGTCTTCCTATCGTAAATCCACCTAAATCTGAGTAAATTGGATTAGAAATTATTAATCCTTGCTCGACTCTGGCGTATTTGTTAGGATCGTAAAATATTGCGTTAACGCTTAAAATTCCGGGAGAAGATTCACTAATCGATGTAACTTTGAACTGTCTAGGAACTATTTCACCGAATAAAGCCCAAGGTGCTCCCACATAAGCAGAAACATCTTCACCAGAATTTATATTAAGTGTAGTGTATGTACCCGGACCATTAGAAATAGTTCTAGTAACTTCCACACCTGCAAAAGTGGTGTAACGAATGGTTTGTCCTGATGTAATAGTTACAGGTCTGTCTAAAATTATAGTAGAAGTAGTACCACCTTTAATCAATCCAGCAAATGTTACACCACTGTAAAATTCATCGGCAACAGAAATAACATCACCTATTTCTACAAATAAATTGTTAAAACCTACCTGAAATGAAACTGTTTCAGTCTGATTTAGAGAAGTGTCGATGGCCCACTTAGCCATTCTTCGTGCTTGTGCTTCGTCCACACATCCCAACAAAGATAATTCTAACTTATTAAAACCGTATCTTTCTATTTCATCATTTGCGGCAGTTTCGTTAACCGTTTTAGGCAAGTATCTATCTGTTCTATCGTTAAATGTTACATCGCAGGAAGTATAACGCTGACTTAGTTCTGTTCCAGTGTAAGTGAATGCACCATCGATAACATTACTATTCGTAATAATTCTTGAAACTGGTGTAGGTCTATCTTGTATAATTTTTATTAAGCCCGGACCAGAAAATACCGTTGCACGGCAAACAGCAGCAATGGCCTGTATCGTTTTATAAGCATCTTCTCTGGTTTGAATTACTGTGTTACAAGTAAATCTAGGCGCTGTTCCACTTTGTCCATTATCGATTAATTCACAGTTGTAAACAGAACAATCGTAGAACGAATATGGGTCGATATTTGTTGGGTCTAAACCTAATCCATATCTCGCATTTGTTAATAGATCGTAAATGATCCATGCAGGATCATCGGTCCAAGAATCTTTAAAGGTTCCATTCCAGTTTCCAGAATAGGAAGCATAACTGGCTACGGTTCCGTCAGGATTATAACTCGTTGGCGTATAATTTACAGGGACTTTACATATAATACCATCAATTAAATATGATCTTACTGGAATTTGTCCACCCGTAGCTTCCGCATCCGCTTTTATACCTACAACGGCAGCGTTAGGATAAGTTATAGGTTCGTCGTTAACACCGGTTATAACAGATAAATTAATTTGATCTTGTATATTAGAAACTAAAGCCGATGGATTACGTCTCACACGAATCTGCCACTGTCCTGTATAACCATTCGGCTTTTCTATCCTGTAAGATGCAGAATATGGACGCATGGTTTTTCCAGAAATAGTCTTAGCAAAAATTTGTGTAAAACTTCCTGAAAGTCCGGGTCTAGCTTCGACGATGAATGTAACATTATGTCCGTTAATGTCGCCGTTGCTCGTGTTGGTATTCGATAATCCTGCTGGTAAGTTTACAGAAACTATAATCCCTTCGTATTGCGAATCTATCGTGTAAGGCCCAGAAAAAGTTGTTCCATTTCTGTTAAGCTCCGTATTCGGGGTGAATAGTGTAGTTCTAGTTCCTATAAATCCGGGTAAAACGGCTTGGTTCTGCGTTCCGTTTCTAGATTCATATCTAACCCCAGCAAAGTTGAAATTTCCATCTTGGTCTTCGACAGGAACATTATCGAAATAAACGCCTTTAAGTCCTCCGACAAAACCCTGAATTTCGCCTTCGGAAACTACCTCCACAACTTCGAAAGTTTGCTTAGCTTGTAAAGAATTGGGTGCTTCTCTGGGCGATCTAGGACGACTACCGCCGCCAGCGCCGACTAATTCCAAATATTTTTTATCAATCGTATTATTCATTATATTATATTCTCTATTATGGATTTATTAAGGGATTATTTTCATTAAAAAATGGATTTTGTCCGTAAGGAGAAGT